AATTTATTGAATGACAAGAAATATATTGGAATGTGCAGTAGGGATGATAGTGAATATTTAGGCAGTGGTATTCTTTTGAAACAAGCAATTCAAAAATATGGGAAAGAAAATTTCAAAAGAGAGATACTAGAAATTTGCTCTACCATTCAAGATTTAGAAAAAGCTGAAAGGCATTGGATTGATAAATTTGATGCTGTAAGTCGTGATGAGTTTTATAATTTGATAGATGGGGGAAGAGGTGGTAATTCAAACTATCTAAAAAAATATTGGAATTCCATGACAGAGGGTGAAAGGAAAATGGCTAGGAATTGGGGCAGAAAAACAGTTGTTGATGGTGAACACAATCCAATGTTTAACAAGAAACACACGGATGAAACAAAAAGAAAAATTGGCGCCAAAAGTGTAAATAGGAATTGGGGTAGGAAAACACCTGTTGATGGGGCAAACAATCCAAGAGCTAAAAAGGTTCAATTGTCTCTTCCCAATGGAAATATCATGATTTTTGATTGTATAAAAGACATTTCTGATTATTTTTCTATACCATTTTCCACAACGAAGAGTATAAAGAATAAACCGCCCGTAAGCAACAAATCCAAATATTACGGATGGAAAATAACTGAATGCTAACTTTCAAACAGTTTACAAAGGAGATATATCAAGGTGTAGGTCTTTCTTTGCTAGAGGCAAAGGAAGGTAAAAACTTACACCTTGAGTGACTGAGCACCTTGAAGATGAAGTTCTGAATAATGGTATCAATGGAACAAGAGGTGCAATCAACTTCTTACGTTCTCTCAGAGATATGCTTGCAGGAAGCACAAAGTCTAGTGTCAATGTGACTGTTAAATGGGATGGTGCTCCTGCAATATTTGCAGGGATTAATCCAGAGAATGATAAGTTCTTTGTAGGAACAAAGGGTGTGTTTAATGTAAACCCTAAAGTCAACTATACAAATGCAGACATTGATGCAAATCATTCATCGTCAGGTCTTAATTCCAAACTCAAAGTTGCACTTAAATACTTACCAAAATTAGGAATCAAAGATGTTCTCCAAGGCGATATGTTATTCACTCAAGATGATTTGTCTACGGAGACAATAGATGGTAAATCGTATCTCACCTTCCAGCCCAACACAATCGTATACGCAGTTCCAAAAGAAAGTTCCAGTAAAATCAAGAAAGCGAAAATGGGTATTGTCTGGCATACCACTTACACAGGAGAGAAACTTGAAGATATGCGTGCCACTTTCGGTGCTAATATAAGTGGTTTGAGAAAAACGGACGATGTATATTTTACAGATGCAGATTACAGAGACACTTCTGGAACAGTCAATTTCAACAAAACGGAAACTGCATCAATCACAAAGGTTCTATCTTCCGCTGGTAAGAAGTTTCGTGAACTGAAATCAACTTTCATGAATGATCTGATGAATAATAACAATCTTCTCATTTTGGTAAAGACATTCAACAACGTCAAAGTCAGAGAAGGACAGAAGATTTCTAATACAACGAAACACACAGGAGAGATGATTAAGTACATCAATGCTAAGTTGCAGAAAGACATTGATAAGATTAAGACAGAAAAGAACAAAGAGATTAAGACAAAAAACAAGAACGAGTTGATTTCTTACATCACCAAGAACAGAGTCAATTTCAAGAACATCTTTGATATGCAGAACTTGTTGGTGGATGCCAAGAATATGGTGATACGCAAACTTGAAAAAGCAAAAGGTGCAATGGATACTTTCATACGGACAGAGAATGGATATCGTGTGACTGCACCAGAGGGTTTTGTTGCAATTGACCGAATGGGTGATGCTGTCAAATTGGTTGACCGCCTTGAGTTTTCAAGAGCTAACTTTAATGCTGCGAAAGCGTGGGATAAGTAAATGAGTAAAACATACAGAGAATTTATCACAGAACAAAAGGGTGCATCGGCGGTATTCACGTTTGGTCGATTTAATCCCCCAACAATCGGTCATGAAAAACTTCTCAAAGTGTTAGGGAATGCAGCTCAGAAAGAAAGAGGTATGAATTTTGTGAACGTTGCTCACGTTTATACGTTCATGAGTCATTCACAAGACAAAAAGAAAAACCCTTTGAGTCATGACCAAAAGATGATGTTTATGAAACTGATGTTTCCAAAACATCGTCAGACATTTGTTAAGTCAAAGGCACGAAATGCACTTGAAGCACTCGTTCAGTTGCACGATATGAAAAAATACTCAAGAGCAGTTATGGTAGTTGGAAGTGATAGAGTTTCAGATTTTAATACTCTCCTGAACAGATATAATGGAGTAAAATCAAAACACGGATTATATCAGTTTGACGAAATCAAAGTGATTTCTGCTGGAGAACGTGATCCAGATGCTGAAGGTGTAGAAGGCATGTCTGCATCCAAGATGAGAGCCGCAGTTGCAGATGGAAACTACGATGTTTTTAAGATGGGAATCCCTGCAAGTGTATCAGAAAAAGATTGCAAGAAACTTTACGATGCTGTTGCAAAAGGTATGGGTGTAAGTAGTGTAAAAGAAGAGATGGATGAATACGAAGATTTTGAGATGGAACTTTATGAAGCACTTACTCCTGCACAACGAAGAAAGATGGCAATGAGAATGAAGATTCAAGCAAAACGCCCAGGGTTTATTCGTAAGAGAGAGATTTCTATGAAGAAAGCTGCGACAAAAGGAAAACTTGATAGTCGTGCAAGAAAGGCTGCAATCAATATGGTTATCAAAAGGTTCTTTCCAAAACTCAAAAAGAAATCTCGCTCAGAACTTTCTTATGCAGAACGTGGTAAGATTTCGGACATCGTAAAAAAGAAATCAAAAGTAATTGCAAGGTTCGCTAAACGTCTTGTCAAGGATAAACGAAAACAAGATGTAGAACGGAGAAGAAATCGAAATAAGAAGAAGGACTAGGATGTGTGAAAACGAAGATTGTAAATGTTCCAACTGCACTTGCGATCCATGCAAGTGTTCTGAAGATAATCCATGTGGTTGCGATATTGAGGATTTGGTCGTAGCAATATAGAGAAAGGATGAAGTGGCTGAGTATAAGAATGAAGAACCATGTGAATTTATTTACAACGTAACTGCAATAGAAAAGATTGTTGATGGAGATACACTTGATGCAGTTATTGATTTGGGATTTGATGTAAGGTTTTGTGGTCGGGTTCGTTTACTTGGAATTGACACTCCCGAATCAAGAACAAGACATAAGAACGAAAAAGTTTACGGAAAGTTGTCCAAAAAAGCACTATCATCGTGGATAAATTGGGCAGTCATGGATGATAGAGATGATATAGAAATTCAGGTTAGATGCCCAGAAGCCGATTCAAGAGGAAAGTTTGGAAGAATTCTGGGAGAAATCTGGGTCAACTGTAACGAAGATGGTCATGAATTTGGTGGTTGGACAAATGTAAATAAGTGGATGTGTGAAAATGGTTATGCTGTGGGGTACTGGGGCCAGAACAAAGATGATGTTAAAGACGAGCATTGGAAGAATAGAGAATATCTTGCAGAACATGGTAAACAGGAATTGTTACAATGGGATGAAGATTAGTGGCTTATTCAGAAAAGGTAATAGAACACTATGAAAAACCCCGAAATATGGGTTCTCTTAATCCCACTGATAATAGCGTTGGTACTGGTCTTGTTGGAGCGCCAGCCTGTGGTGATGTAATGAAACTCCAAATCAAGGTTGATGATGAAACAGGAATTATTGAAGATGCCAAATTCAAAACTTTTGGTTGCGGTTCAGCCATAGCTGCCAGTTCCCTCGCTACTGAATGGGTTAGGGGCAGAACAGTTGATGACGCTATGGAGTTATCAAATACGGAAATCGTAGAGGAACTTTCACTTCCACCTGTTAAGATCCATTGTTCGGTTCTTGCAGAAGATGCAATCAAGGCAGCGATAAATGACTACAAAGAAAAACAGGGATTTTAAATTAGAAACAGTTTTAACTTACAACACTTCTAAAGGAGAAAAAGGTTGGCTCATAAAAGTCCGCTCCCTCAAGTAGATCATGGAGTTGATGTTTGTGGTGATGAGTGGGATGAACCAGTTGGGAGAGAAGAGTATATTGGAGTTACTATGATAAAACAACACGATCCAAAACACCCATACTGCACCAATTGGCCGATTAGAAAAACGAAAGATACAGATGAAAAAATTTAACGAATATTCCTCTTTTGAACAAAAGATATTATCAACCCTAAAAAGGAAACCAAGCAATTTACTTTCACTTTCTCATAAACTCAGGGAGGATGTAACTCCTGTTAATTCTATGTTACAACATCTCCAAGTTTATGATAAGGTAGAATGTATCAATGAGGTTTGGAGAGTCAAGAAATGAAAACTTTCAAGGAACTTATCAAAGAATATGATGACAGGACTGATCGGTATGTAGCCGATGAGATTAAACGAAGGAAACTTGCAAGAATTACTGTCAACGCAACTGATGATAGAAAGATGATAAAAGGTAAGGCTGACTTTACTATGGATCATCATACTGGAAGTTCAACTATTCATGTATATTTGAGAAAGATGCCAGGGTCTACAAAAGGTGTGGTTGCTTACAATTACGAACTAAAATTGTGATTAATGGTAAGAGATCAAAATGAAATCATTTAAGTCTTATTTAGCAGAACGCAGAAGAGGTGGAGAAG